AAACAATTGTATTATCAGGGTCAAATTGGTCAAGGCTTATATCGCATGTGACATTTAATATCTCATCATGAGTTAGCCACGTCTTTTCATAATCAGTCAATCCCCAAAATCCAAAGTTCTTGCATTTCACAAACGGCTCAACCGTGGGGCTATTACTTGCCTTGTTTACCTCAATTTGGAGTTTATCAGGGTATAAGGTCTGCCCAAGACTCGGATTTGCCTTCTCCCATGTATTTGGGTCTTTATAGTCGTCCTCAGGGTCAAGACAATAGATAAAAACGAGTTGTGAATCATCTTGCACTTTTCCGCTCAGAATCTCAATCATCTCTTTTCTCTTGGTATAGGCAACGCCGTTCATGTCAAAGCCCGCGGACGTGATTATAATTCCCATTGGATTGCGTCGCCCTTGCATACCTGAACACATGTTTGCATAAATCTTTTCAGTGGAAACCTCGTGGTATTCATCCTGCAGAAAACAGAAAGGATTACTTCCGTCCAACCTCTTAAAATCTGCCGCAAGACAACTAATTTGAGAATTGGTCATCGGGAACTTAATAGAGTCTCTGAAACGATGAAATAGCTTGTTCTTGGGGTCTAATCCACCAAGGAATTTATGTGCATAGTCATAGGCAAGTAACGCTTGTTTGTGGCTGTTTGCGAGAAAGAAGCAATCTGCGCTTTGTTCACCGTCCGCAATCATCATATATAATAGGATTGCTGCTGCGAGTGCTGTTTTTCCGTTCTTTCTTCCTACTTCAAACCAAACATATTGAACAACACGCCGATTCTTTGGTTTGCCTTCTTCATCTTTCCAATAGAAACCAAACATATTAGATATTATGAATCTTTGGAAGTCTAATAATTGGAATGGTTTCCCCGCGTGTTCCCCTTTGAAATGCCTGAGCTTTGAAATGAAATTTTCAACCCGATCAACGGATTGTGGTCTAAACTCCATATCAGAACGAGAGAACCAATCAAGGTAACGTTTGGTTGCTTGTTTTATGTATCGATTTGCCGTTATCTTGCCACTTTGAACGTCCAACGCATATTGCTTATATTTTTGATATTGAAGAGAATCAAGGTTGCCCCGATTGTCACTCTTCTCCTTCATAATTGGAACTTGTTAGGGCTTTTATAAATTCATCGGCTGAAATGTCATCGCCGTTTTCATTTGCGCTCTTCACTCTACTTGCATAATAGGGTGGTATCGCTAATAATGATAAGAGTTTAATGATAGTTGCTTGCGTTTCCTTTTGCACCGTCAACAATGGATTGCGTTTCTTTGTCTGCACATCATATATCCCAACTTTCTTGATACTCTTTCTGCATTCTGAAAGAAGGTCGAGATTATCAACAAGCATATCCAAAAGGATTTCATATTCAGGATTTAATCCCACTTCACCCGTCTCTTCATCAACTTCTGAGTGCTTCAATATCAAAGCCGCTTTGATTGTGTCGATATAGTATTTTGAACTTCTCTTCATTGTCGTTTTTCATTTGTCGTTTATAATAAATAGTGCGATACTTGGAATTTGTCAAGGTTGCGCGGATATTTAATTGCGTTTTTTCCTCCATATAAGCGCTATATTACCACCACCTGAACGTTTCCACATAATGAACGATATAATGCCCGTAGAACGGATATAAACGTTGATAATCGGGGGTATCGTTGGATATAATGATATATTCAATCTGCGATTGTTGTATTGGTTATATCCTTTATATGGTTTTATATAGGGTGCTTTCCTTTCAAGTATTACATTCATGAACTCGTTTCACTCATCATTCATGTATGAACTCGTTTTTACTCGTTCATGTGTGCTTGTATCTTGATAATCGGTTATCCTTGGATATGTATTGCTATGATTGATATAATCCCGTATTGGTGTTATCCCTATGTTATGGGGATTATTCCACTTTGTCATAATCCATAGGTTGTTTTTTTTGTAGGGTGGATTTATGGTTATGTTGCGCTTGACCGACATTTTCCTTTTACCATATAGAGGTGAACCGAGAAGAATGTTATATCAGAAAGAAAAAATCGGTCAAAACCGATATACAAAGAAAAACCACCACACGTTATAAACGCATAGTGGTACAAACACATATATAAAAACTAAGTGGTCATCTTTATCTCCTTCAATCGACTTTGTAAAGTAGAAAGCGCGATTGAAATTCCTTTATCTTGCAACTTCTTCAAAATTGCGCGTTGTGCAATATCAGGATTCTCCTTTAGAACCTCTCTAATCGCTTTCAACTGCATGCCTACTTTGGTCATTTGTTTCTCTTGGGCAAATCCCTTCTCGCAATAGAGCTTCTGAATCCAATTCAAAGTTATCCCCAAACGTTTTGTCTTTTCATTCTGTTCCACAATCGCAAGGGCTTCTTGGGGGCTTTCTTGTCCTGAAACAACAGAAAGCACCAATTCCTTTTTTACTTGGGATAATAGCGTGCTATATCCGATATCACGATTGGTTTTGTTCTTCCTGGTGATGATTCCCGATTTGAGCACTGAGCATTTCCGCAAAAATGAAAGGCGATCAGCATATTCCTTTTCAATCTCTTCTGTTGTCATGGTTGCAGCGCATTCCATTGCTGAAACAATCGCATGTTGGTCAAGCAAACCTTCTGAAACCACGTTTTGCTCTCTTACCTTCAAAAGCAACCGATATGCAACGCGGTTAATATCGCACCCCTGATTTATAATCATTGAAATAGCCAATTCTCGCATGAACCAATTCTTAATGCTTTCTGAGGACGATTCCGAGAAATGCCCGTTGTGAATCCAATAAGGTAACGCAAAATAATTCTCGTCTGTATATTGGTAGGCAATCCCTGAACCCGTTGTTAACCATTCATTGGGCTTTTCATAGCGATAATTCATCCACCCCTTGAAATATGTATTTTGGTGCTTCTCAAAAAATACAGCGTCTGAATCTCCAAGGAAACTTTTAATCATATTGAGATCAATGAAAGGAACATTCTCTCTATTCTTTGCCGTCTTTTTGGCCTTGTGAGCGTGTTTCACTTCCTTCTCCTCAATATCATTCATATCAAACTCTTGAAACTCATCAGAGGAGATAATTTCATTGTATGTGTACAGCTTATTAGTGTTGCCCTTCTCATTTGGCATAAACGCCCCAAAAAGCATTTGGCAGGGATTGTTACAAGTATCGATTGCGACATTTTTTTCCTCTGCTGCTTTTACACATACGGAATTTAGAAATTTGCCCGTTGTCTGTGCCTGAATATAGTTCAGCGGCTCATCAAAGAACCAAAGGAGATGAAAGCGACGAGTTCCATTCTTATCATCGCTATATGAGGAATAATAGCACGTTGGCTTATATTCTTCATGGATTAAAGAAGTAAATTCAGTTGCGCCAATATCTGAACCATCGCAATCCACAAACACAAAATGCGTTGAAATGAAATTATCAGCTTTCTTCTCGTGCATTCTTAGGTTATCCCCTTTATGCTTATAATTTGCGCATAGACAACGCCCAATACATAACAAAGCGAGCGTTTGTCCAACATTTAGATTATCATGTTCTTGAAATGTGATTTTCCCAACGTTTTCTTTGGGCTTTGCCTGATATGCAATAGTGCTTAAATTATTTCTCATATCGTTGTTTGTTATTTTTTCGACAAATAAATAGTTGTTTTATATAAATTATACTCACAACGAGATGAAAAGTCAAATTTTTCCACAAAAAAATGCCCAAATCACCAATACTTGGCAACTTGGGCGTGAAAAAAAACAACTGATATGAATGAAATAACGCCTTCACGGCGTGAGTTTTCTTTTGTGTTTTGCACGCATTTCCGCGTGGATTTCTTCATGACATTGCGTACAACAAGCCATTAGGTTATTGTCATAATCAAAAGCGAGTTGAAGCAGATAATTCAAATCACCATTGCACGTTTTAAGTGGAATGATATGGTGTATCTCCTCTGTTTCCTTTGTTCTACCTTCTGCCAAACAACGCTCGCAAAGGGGGTGTTCCATGAAGTATGCCTTTCTAACGCGTTGCCATCTTGTGGTTGAGTAAACGTGCTTTTGGATAAGCTCATGAACACCGTGCTTCTTGCGAGAATAATTCTTCTTGGGCTTGTTTATTGTTGGCATGTCGTTCCTATATTATAATTATACTTCTTATTGTCAGAATCCCCAAATAAAAAGGAGTATTTTTCTTTATATATAAATATCACAATAACGAGAAAATCGCGCGCATTGCGGAGAAAAACGAGAAAAAAGTGCACATTTCCTCGTTTGGACAAGAAAAAGCACACAAAAAAACTCTACACCTCCCAATTGGGAAATGCAGAGGAGAAAATAAAAGAAAAATATATATAAATAGAATGTCAGATTATTGCATATTAAAGGCAGTTGCTTGTTGTTGTAGCTGAAAACCGCGCAACG